TATTATATCGAGCAAACTAACGCAACATTTTGATTACAAAAAAGTTTCGATGAGGAATAGAAAATCGAATCCGACTGAACGCAGTAGAATAAATTGCATAAATTCTAGGTGCAAAAGCGCAAACAATCAAAACCATCTATATGTAGACTCAAAATGGTGCCCTAAGGTTATTCAAGATTTTGAAGGTGTACGATTGCTGCAAGGCGGTAGTGGGGAGATAAATAAAAGATTAGATCCAAAACTCTCTCACTTATCAGACGGAATAGGTTATTACATATCTGAACAATTCCCGATTATAGGTGGTGGTGGTCTTTTATAAGGTTTCCAAACATGGCAGATACAATAGATTCAATCGGTAAAACTTGTATTGCTATCGGCGTTGGACTATTCGCATTGACAATAGCCGTTTCAGGCTGTCAAATGGGGGATATTGTAAAAGTTGATGTGCCTTTATCAGTTCGTGCAGTAGTTCCAAGTGCGCCGAGAGTATCTTATAATCAGGGTGTTGAACTATTCGACGATTGGCAAGCGCAAGTAAAACGAACGGGTAATAACTTTCAACTTGAGTTAGAAAAAAAGGCAGAACTGGTCAGTCTATTATCTTCATTCACAAGTAATTCTATTACGGCTGGAATACCTGTATTGCAGTCTATTCCGGGTGGCGGATTTTTGGCCACTGGTTTGCTTGCATTAGGCGCATGGTTTACAAAATCTCCCGGTACAAGTAAATTACTTGCAAAAGAAAAAGAAGCATCATTCAATAAAGGTATGGAAAAAGGAACCAATGCGGCTAATGCAAGTGTTCGTCGAGCGTCGGGAGAAGTTGAACAGAGTTGAAATAACATCTAATACCTAACTTTATTATGCCCAACTTTATCACATTTGATAATCTAATAAATCCACTTTTATCCAGTGGGCCGGGAACACCGCACCCAAAATGGGAAGAAATGGATAATAGATGGGCAGTTATTGACGATATATTAGGTGGGACTGAACACATGCGTTTGCGTGGAAGGATTTACATTCCGCAAGAACCTAAAGAAGAAACATCCGCTTATATGTCTAGGGTAAATAGAACTTTCTTGTTTCCGGGTTTGAAAAGTGCCATAAAGAGGCAGTTATCAAAACCTTTTTCCAAATCAGTTGTTATAAACCCAAAGCCTAATCTAACAGGTCGATTCGATGCTAATGATTGGGTGAAAGATGTAACCGGGTTCGGCGTTGATCTAACTGGTTATCTTAGAATGTGGCATCAGTCGGCGTTGAAGTACGGAATGAGCCATACATTAGTCGATATGGACCCGATTCCGTCGGTATCAATATCAGCAATCGAGAGTAGAAAACAAATCCCGCATTTAGTGCATATTTCACCGAGAGATTTGATATCGTGGTCTTATGATGATATTGGTTTGAGTGAAATAAGATTTATAGAGCATGTAACAATCCCGGACCCTGATAATGTTTGGGGAAAGATTTTACAAGATCGTATAAAAGTTATAACTCGGACTGAGTAGTTCATCTATGTGAAAAATACTAATAATGAATGGGTTTTGATAGATAATGGCCCGATGACATTAGGTAAGATTCCCCTTGTAACACATTATACTTTCAGAATAGGGGATTTCATAGCACGGCCACCTTTTGAAGATTTATCGTGGTTGAACATAGAGCATTGGCAATCATCAAGCGATCAACGTAATGCACTCCGATATGGACGCTCCGCTATATTATTCTTACAGGGTTTCAACGTGAAGAACTACAGAATATGGCGTTAGGGCCGAATCATGTTATATTTACTGATAAAGGCCCAAGTGAAGCCGATTCCAAATACTTAGAGCCGCAAGGCGCAGCGATTGAAGCGGGAGAAAGAGATTTACAACACTTAGAAGAACGAATGGAAATTATGGGTACGCAACCTTTGATAGCGCGTACTCAAATGTCTACAGCAACAGGGAAAGTTATTGATACGGATGAAGTTCATTCTGATGCCGCCGCTTGGATACAAGCATTAGAAATGAGAGCATTAGAAGTAATAAATATAGCATATGAGTGGGTAAAAGAAACTCCGCCGGAAGGGTTATCAGTAAATATCGCAAGCCTTGAAGTTGTAAAACCAAATGATAGTTCTCGCGCTAAAATATTGGACGAAGCGCGAAAGCGTGGAGACTTATCACAAAGAACATACATCAATGAGTTGAAGCGATATGATATTATAAGTGAAGATATCGACGTTGATTCGGAGTTAGATCAAACTTCTAAAGAAGTCGGCATGAGCGCATCAATGATAGGGATGTAATGAACAAAATCGACGAAATGAATCGGTCAGAAATTAGAATATACTTGAAGGGTGATCCAGAAGGCTTTTTACTTCTAAACAATAATAGTAATAATAATTCATATTATGAGAATAAACAATTAGAGTGGGAAGAATGGTGTTTAGATGTTGCAAGAAATGAAAATGAAGTATTCACTGTTATCGGATACTTAGGTTCTTTGGGCGTCGTCAAGCGAACTATAAAAGTTAGAATGGAAAGCATCGGTTGTATCGTACTTGATAACAAGTAATTTGACAAATTGACAAATTGACAAATTGACAAATTGACAAATTGACAAATTGACAAAATGGCGCCTAAGACAGCAAATGAGAAGATATTAGATAAAATCGTATTCCATAGCGCATTACTTGAGCAACTGAAAAATGAACAATCTGATAAAGCGATAAAGTTTATAAACGATGATATATTACCTGATGTCAAAGGACAGATAGCCAAACGGTTATCAAAAATAAAATCCCGTGGACATAATGTTTCGCTTGAGTCTTTGAAAGGTTTGAAATCACTAAAATCTGATTTGGAGAAAATTGTTGGGTCATCTAAGAAAAAAATAACTCAACAATTGAAAAGCAATCTATTAGATTTCGCAGATACAGAAGTTGATTTTGTCACACAAGAATTAGAATTGTTAGTTCCAGAGATTTCATTAGATCGTCCGCCGATTGCAGTTTTACAAAATGTTATATCTAATCAAACCTTTCTAGGGAATAAACTAAGTAAATGGACAGATAATTGGGGGAAGTCGGTAAGTAATAAAGTTCAGAAACAAGTATCAATCGGATTGGCACAAGGTGAAGGAATAAAGCCTATAGTCGGGCGGGTAAATGATTTTGTAGATAAACCATCTAAGAATCAAATAGAAGCAGTTGTAAGAACTTCGATGACTCATGTGTCTACAAGCGCTAGAGAAGAAGTTTTCAAAGCAAATGAAGATATAATAAAAGAAATCTACATTGTCGCTACATTAGATTTTCGTACAACAGTGATTTGTATGTTTTATGATTCACAAAGGTTTCCGGTAGGCGAAGGTCCACGGCCACCATTTCATATGTCTTGTAGATCGACGATAGCACCTGTTATTAGATCAGCGGAAGAAATTGGAGTAAAAATAGGCAGCCCGAAACTTAGAGCATCGCTAAACGGTGAAGTTCCAGCGAAACTAACATATAATGACTGGTTGAAAATGCAATCGGTTGAGAATCAAAACAAGGTGTTAGGTCCAGCAAGGGCGAAACTGTTTAGAGCCGGAAAAATAAAGGCTAATCAGTTTGTCAATAATCGGGCGAAAAAACTTACGTTGAAAGAATTACGGACGATAGAAGAACTGCCGGCTAAATCGAAACTGAAAGTCTTGACGCCATTAGAAAAAGCACAAAAGAAATTTGACGAAGCGCTAAAAGAATTAGATAATCCTAAAAGTAAATTTGTATCAAGAATACTTACAACAGACTTGCCTTCTAAAGAATTCAAACAAGTTGCTCAAAGCGTTCGTGATGAAAATATAAAAATAGTAAAAAAAGATATATCTAAGTTGACTTTAGATCAATTGACAAAAAGGTCTGATAAATCATCGGAAAAATTGGATAATGCACTTCGTGCTCTTAGAAAGATAGTTCGTGATCCTGAATCCACTAAACAGCAGAGACAAGTAGCATTATTAGCAAAGAATAAAGCGCGAGATGAAAATTCTGTGACAACAGAATTATTACTAAAAAAGCAAGAAGAGGCAAGAAAAAAGCAAGAAGAAGCGAAAAAGGCAGCAGAAGATAATATAATAAAAACAATTGCTAAAGGGAAAGAAGGTTTACCTAATTTACATTCTCGTCCGGGAGACTTGAAAGATTTACCTGAACCTGTGGAAGGAGAAATAAAAGAGGTCGCACAACGTAGATGGGTAGAAGCACTTTCGCCGAGATATAGAGAATTGGTAGAAAACTGGAAAGTTGGAGCATTTTCTAGAAGACAAATTCCTCAATCTGTTGTGAATGAAATCGCGGCTACATTAGAAATACCTAATAGAGTAAAAGAACAACTAGCATTGGACGGTGATACTTTAGAAAAAGTATTAGGTCTGCGTATTTGTAGTATGAATAGTGTTGGAAATAATACATTACGTCGTGCTGCTACAGAACAAGGTCTAACCGACCAAGATTTGATTGATCTTTATAATGTAGACCGTGATATGTCGCAGAGAATAGTACTAAAAGAACTAATGACTTTAGATGAATTCAACACTAATGGAACTAAAGAACTTCTTAGAAAGAACATTGAAAAAACTGCAAAAGGATTAGAGCGTATATTTGAGCCTGCACCTGTGACAGAAAAAGAAGTTTTTCGCGGTATCCCTTTATTAGATAGAGATGAATTTGAAAATGGTTTTGGAAAGATTGGCTATATATTTACTAGGCGAAGTTCTATTGATTCTTATGCCGATAGATTCAACTCAGCAAAAGATTTTACTGCTATAGGTTCCCGTGATCTAACTAAAGTAAGTGTTATATTACGTTTGAAAAAAGATGGAAGAGTAGTAGATTTAGACAGTTTGATTCATGGCACATTTAGTGGTGAAAATGAAGTTTTCTTGCGTAATAAATCATTACAAGTCGTTGGGCGTAAACAAATTCGTACTGTTGAAAATGGTGGAGATTTATATTTGATTGACTTAGTAGTAGTGGACACACCAAAATGAGCAAGAATAAAACTAATAAGATTAGTAAAACTAATAAGAGTAAGAATAAGAGTGAAAAACCTCTGACTGCCAAAGAAGAAAGGGCATTGACCCGTGTTATGTCACTTCACGAATTCTTACAAACTGTTGATATCATAACTCCAAAAGGAAGGATAACAAAGCATGGCTTTGAAAGCAATACTAAAAAATCTTGATGATGTACCAGATGTATTGAAAGAAGAATATACTGAAAAGGACGGTAAATTCTATCTTGATGTTACTCCAGTAGACGGATATGCTCTTGAGGATATTAGTGGATTGAAAAAAGCACTAGAATCAGAGCGATCGTCTAAAAAAGAAACTGAAACTAAATTAGATTCTATCAAAACTAAGATTGGTGAAAATGACCTCGATGAGTTGTTGGAACTTGCGCCTAAGATTGAAGAATTCAAAAACTTCGATCCTGATAAACAAGTTGCTGAAAAGATAAAAGTGCGTGAGCGTGAAATGCTCAAAAAGCATGAAAAAGAAGTAAAAGGACTACAGAGTTCTAATGCTAAGATAATGAAAGAGTTAGAAAATGTTATGATCGTCTCTAGGGCGAAATCTGCTATCAATAAGGCTAACGGGCGCGAGGCTTTATTGCTTCCGCATGTATTATCCCGATTGAAACTTACTACTATCCAAGATAACGGTGATACTAAGTATGTCGCGCAAGTAATCGACCCTATTACAAGTAATGAACGGATAAAAGATAGTTCTGGCGCTACAATGGGACTAGATGACCTTATCGAAGAAATGAAAAGTTCTGAAGATTTTGGTATATTATTCGATGTGCCAGCATCAGGTGGATCAGGCGCAGGGAAATCTAACAATGATAATAGTACGAGTAATCGGTCAGGAAAGAAAACTGTTATAACACCTGATGAAAATGGTGTTATTGTAATGGATGATTTGGAAGGTATTTCAAAAGGGGATGTAACTGTAAATATACCAGAATGAAAAATGGATAATCAATGAATAGTCAAAATCAGGAAATGTAATCGGGATGATTATTGATCCAAAACGAGCGGGATGCTCGGTAGCGTTTAGTTAGTTTGATTTGATTTGGTTTATCGAGCATAAGGATTGATAAAATGCCTAATGATCTTACAGCAATTATTCCGAAAGTTTTGGCTAGGGCATTGATTCCACTTCGTGAACGTGTTGTTATGCCCCGCCTTGTAAACTCCGATTTTTCTAGGGATGCAGCCAAAAAAGGCGCAACTATTGATGTTCCGGTTCCGGGAGAAAAAACGGCGACTGATGTTACGCCAAGCAACACTCCACCAACTCCCGGTGACACTGTTACATCTACTGTGAAAATCGTATTGGATCAGTGGAAACATTCCGATTTCTTTCTTACTGATGATGATATGCAGAAGATTGATGCAAATGCAAACTTTGTACCGATGGAAATGCAATCTTCCATTGATGCTATTGCAAATGCAGTAAATGACCATATCTTTAGTCAGTACAAAGGTATTTACGGATTTACTGGCGCAGTTGGCACTACTTTGTTTGAAACGAAACCCGATGATGCGACTATTCTAAGGAAAGTTCTTAGTCAGCAAAAAGCACCTACTTCAAACCGTCGCGGAGTTGTGGATTTGTCAGTTGAAGCCGCGATGACAGCACTACCAGCGTTTGCCGATGCAAGTGCATCGACTGATCGTAATGTTGTTATTGAAGGTGAAATCGGACGTAAATACGGTTTCGATTGGTTTGCAGATGATAAAGTTCCTACTCATACTGCTGGTAGCGTAACTGGTGCTGTTACAGTTACAGGCGCAAACGCTATTGGTGCAACTTCTATTGGCATTACAACGCCTGCTGGTGGTGCAACTGCTATTGTAGTTGGTGATATAATCACTTTTGCAGGTGATGCACAAACTTATGTTGCTACTGCCGCTCTTACATTGGCAGCTTCTGCATCAGGTAATCTACTTATTTCGCCTGCGTTGAAATCTGCAACCGTTGGTGGTGAAGCAGTTTCGGTAAAAGCAACTCATGTTGTAAACTTAGGTTTTCATCGTAATGCTTTTGCATTTGCTTCGCGTCCTCTAGTGCAATCTACTTTTGATTCGCGGCTCGGCGGAGTTATGGTTTCTGCAGTTGATCCAGTTACAGGGTTGACGCTAAGGCTTGAAGTTGCACGGCAATACAAACAAACGGTTTGGGATTTGGATATTTTGTTTGGTTCAAAACTTGTTCGTCCTGAACTCGCAGCGCGTCTTTCCGTGTAAATGGTAAAATCTTAGTTATGGATATGTGACCAATCTGTAACTATAGTCAGTGTGATAGTCGAAAGATTATCACACTGTTTAGTTGATAAAGTTGTGTTGGTTTATAACCAAGAAAGGTAAGACGAAATGAGCATTGTGAAAACTTGTGAAATGACAGGACCTAGTGGAAAAATTATTGTGAATGAAAGTGATGTAGAAGATTACAAATCTCGTGGATATGAGGTTTGTACGGATGCTAATAAAAGTGTTGAATCTAAAGCCGAATCTAAAGCCGAATCTGAACAATCTAAAGACGAATATGAACCTAAGGCTAAACAAAAGTCGGAACAAAAGTCGGAACAAAAGTTGGAAGATGATTCATAAATTGAAATCTTTGATAAGAAAGCCTAAGTAATAATGTCTATTATCGTAGAAGATGGAACAGGTATATCTAATGCTGAAACTTATATTTCAGTAGCGGATACCGATGTATATCTTGCTGATATAGGTACACCTTCAACATCTTGGGCATCATTATCAATATCTGCAAAAGAGATAGCGCTTCGTGTTGCATCCGCATTTTTAGATATGAAATATATGTGGAAAGGCTCTAGGATAAAGTTAGATCAGGGTTTATCATGGCCGAGAATTGGAGTTATTGATAATGAAGGGTTTTCAAGAGATTCTGTAAGTATACCTAAGGAAGTGAGAAATGCTACTGCTGAAATGGCTTTACGCGCTTCTAATCAAACTTTATTTCCAGATCAAGAAACAAGTTCTTTACTTTCATCGGATTTGGTAAAAGTCGGTCCTATTACTTTGAAAAGTGAATTTATAGGTGGTGAACCGCCGGATACAAAATTTACTAAAGTTGATAAAATGTTAGAACCTTTGATAGAATCAATAGGCGCTACTATTGTTATC